CGTCACCCCGAAACCCAACAAAGTGTATGTCTCTCTTCATCATGTTTATATTATGACACCCCCAGAGAGATTTGTCAACAACTTTTTTTAGAAACCTTTAGGTCGTCTGGTGATGCCTCTACGCTTCATCTCTTGTGTGATCCATTCTTTTGCAATAGGACTCTTCACTGGCTTCTTGAGTAGGCTTTTAATCTGTTTGAACACAGGGGTCATTACATCCTCTTCGGAATCGTTGTTATCGACCACCACAAAGTTCTGTCTAAAATATTGACTGAACTTACCAATGTTGCGCTGAACGGCATTCCATGACCTAGTTGCAACATCCGTTGGCACTGTGCGTTCTCTTTTTGCGTTTCTCTCAAGTGCAGTGTCCAAAGAGGTGTTCACAAATATCATATGAACGTCATATCCAAGTTGCTTCAGTTCTGTAGCCTGTTTCGCAATCTTCGGATAATCCTTACCAGTGCCATCAATGATTAGACCGATACGTCCCTCAAGGTAGTTTGCTTGACGTTTCTTTGTCAGTTGTTTTGCTCTCTTTCGCATCTTGTCACGCTCTTCTGTTTCACGCTCTGCTTTCGCTGTAGACATGTCCATATCAAAACCGGCGTCCTTGAGATATTTTTCAAAAACATCATCAGAGTTGACAATACGCAATCCAGTGCCACCAGTGGTAGACCTGACAACGTATGACTTACCGCTGCCAGGACCACCAGCGAGAAAAAAAGCTTTAAATATATTGGGGTCTTGCAGACCCTCCTGTAAGTCTTGATATGTTTTCATTTGCTCTTCCTATTAAATCTTTTTTATACCCGGCCATCTCAATAATATATTTATCATTTTCTGAAAGTGGCTCTAGTTGATGAACACGATTGGTTGTCTGAAAATTCATTTGCTTGATACGTTTTTTTCTAGATAACATTTTTTCTTCCTTTTTCAGTTGTTGTTTGTTGGGTATATTTTTTGATGTAATAGTTCTCTCCTTTTGTTATGCCGCACGAAGTTTTATAGGCAATGCATCTTTAATTAGTGTTAACAGCATTGAGTGTTTCATAGTTTGTAAATCAAATACATGTTTGACTCTCTTTACAAAAAATAGCCCTTTATAAAGAGGATCGTGACCATCTTCAGTACCTTCAAAATTATCATCTCGTTCTAATGAAGCAGGAAGTGGTACATCACATTGAACTAAATCTCCTGCACTAACTGCAGTATTTCCTCTTACCTGTATATTAATAGAATATCCCCGTTCCATTTGAATTCTTTGAGACATAGATTTTTGTAACCATAAGGTTGGGCGTTTTTCTATATTACTAAGAAATGTTCGTATAGGATATTCAGATATTTTTTTCTTATCTTCATCTTTAACAGGACTAAATGCTGGATGTTTATCTAAATGTTCTTTTTCATCAAATGATTGTAAATAGTCAAAATTATGCTCTTTATATTCTTTGAGTATAATATCATAATCAAGAAGTTTAGAGCCGTATACACCACTGGCATGATTATATAGTATATCATTATTTTGTGATATTTCATAATCATTCACATATTGAAATCCTTTAATTATATCATGTGTTCCCGCTCCCGGTCCCTTTCTTATCACTAGTTCTTCAAGTGTAATATCAGGGTCATAAATCGCAGTTGGTTCTGTTGCAAATATGTCACTGAAGCTTTTGAATACATATCCCCTAAATGTCTCAAAAAAGATATATCCCGGCTTTAATGTTTCTTTTGATATACTGTCCTTTCTTGCTATATGTTGAATAAAATCAAATGGACGCATATCAGGTACAATTATTTTTTTAAGACCAACCGTTTCTGAAATGAATAATTGAGAATCTTTCTTTTTTGTCTTAATTTCTTCTTTTAATATTTTTTTTATGATATCTGAATAACTACCTTCAACTTTCTTTTTCATTTTTATTCGCATATTCTTCAGAAAGTCGTTTGTTACAAAATTTAAACCTACCAATTCAATTCCATTTTTAAGATATTCTTTCTTTTCTATAGATTGAACCACTAATGGGTCTTTATCATAGTTTATGATAACTTCTTCGTTATCAAAACTAGGTGTTTTAATTTTAAGACGTAGAAATTCTTGACCAAATATAGGAGCAATGGAACTAAGAGCCATGGCATCTGAAAAAAGCAAATGACCCGAAATAGTAGATAATGTAGTATCTTCATACAAAACAATGTATGTTGGTGCTATGGTTACTTCATCACCGACAGATGTAATAATTTTTATATCTTCTATGACAAAATCACCAGCTTCAGAAATTTTATTGTCTGCTTGACTCATTAAAAAGTGCTTTCTTTCATTATGGACCTAAATTCAGCAACAAAAGCATCAACAAATTCTGGTTTTAATAAACGTATTTTTCTTAACTTATCTTGCCTTCTTTCTTCATATTCATAGTTGGTCACGATTGCTGCTGTTGGATAATCTGTGTTGTCACTTCCAACATCAATAAGTTTTGTAGTATCTCCTGATGTTTGTGCTATTTCATAGTGATGAACACTATAAGCATCGTCGCCATATTTATCTATTACAAACTTATCAAATTCATGAACTGCTAATGGCCACTGATGATAAACATCTGTTATATCATTGACTAATAAAATAACCCAATGTAATTCTGCATCACCATATAATTTATGAGCAATCCGCTCTGGTTTGTCAGTATTTCTAACATCGTAAGTGTCAAAAAATAATGTATTGGCTCTGATTTTTGATCTTACCGCAACTCTACGCAAAAGGTTTGTTACTACCTTGAAATTATTATTTCCAACTGCATCATACGGTATCAATGGGAATTGAGAGAAAAACATATTTTAAAATCCTGCCTGTATATCTTCTTTCGACAATATTCCAAGTTCAGTGAACTCTAGTGCTATGGTTGTTCTTTGTGGTGGGGAACCTCTACCATTAATTCCAGATGTAGGTTCATGTGCTGTGTATCTATCCCCACCATATGTTACATTTACACTTTTTAAATAACAAGTAGAAATTTTGTTTATAAAACTATTTTCGCCACCGTGAGAATGATATGCTATTTCAAACAAATCTGGCATTTTCATTCTTCTGAATGATTTATTAGAGTCAATAAATTCTGGATGCATTCCCATCTTGAAAGCTTGAACTATCTGTTCAATCATTTTAGCTTCTGCTTCGCTCTTAGGTATCATGACAAAATTATAAGAAAAGTTTCGACGGTTTACTCGCTCAAACATTAATTCCATTCTTGGTGAGATGACAACACCTGTCCTTGCTTGTTGTAATGCTCTGGCTCCCGGCGCAATCGCATCAAGCGCACCAATACTAGCCTTTTGTGCAATATCTTTGATGGTTCCTACATTTTCTTTAAGAGCGGTACTTAATCGTGTTGTCAATTCTCCCTGACTAGCAAAAAAACTATCCATTAATTCTATACCCATATGGGCAAGTGCGCCAATTTCTTGATCAGCATACGATACGCTATAAGAAGCATTTACAGATGGTGGCATATAAAGAGCAATGGTTTGCTTCAATTTAGATTTTTGAGAATCTTTCAGTGCTATGGAAGTTCCTGATATTGGTCTACCAACATTACCAGCACCGCCTTGTTCTCTTGCTAAATTTGCCTGTGCCTCCGCTACCACTGCTTGTGAATTCGCAATGTCTTCTACAGCATCATCATCACCAAAATCAAATTGCTCTATTGCTTCTTGTGTGCTGGCTAGATTTGCTTGAGCATCTTTTAGTAATTTTCTTGCCGCCGACACTTTTGCTGGTTTAAATTCTCGTATTTGAAATGTTATAAAATGGTTATTACTTGACCCATCTCCTACATCAAATGGAAAAGTAAGAATTTTGGATGAGCCGCCAGCACCAACAGTACCACCAATCACAGATGATGGTAATGTACTGCCACTAGGCCCACCACCACCACCACCTATACCAAGTGCGGATTGTAATACAGCAGCACCAAAAGTTGGAACGTTACCAGCGGCTCTGGCTTGTGAAATTGTAGTAAAACCTTGCTGTGGATTGGCCATGTATAAATATCCTTATTACAGTTTTATTTATACATCATGGCATATAAAGGTAGATACATTCCAAAGAATCCTCAAAAATACAAAGGGGATTACACCAACATTGTATACCGTTCACTTTGGGAACGTAAATTTATGGTATATTGTGATGAAACTTCCTCTGTATTAGAATGGGGGAGTGAAGAGGTTATTATACCTTATTTGTCTCCATGGGATGGAAAAATACATAGATATTTTCCAGACTTTTATACCAAAGTAAAACAGCATGACGGCACCACGAAAAAAATGATAATAGAAGTAAAACCCAAAAGGCAATGCAGTCCACCAGAGAAGAGTCCTACAAAAAAAACTAAAAGATGGTTATCAGAAGTTAAAACGTGGGGTGTTAATAGCGCCAAATGGAAATATGCGGGAGAGTGGTGTAAGGACAATGGAATGGAATTTAGAATACTTACAGAGGATGATTTAGGTATTCGTTATAAATAATAATATGGCTGTTAGTAATTTCATACAAAAAGTTCTGGATGATGCAAGAGGTAGACCTCGCTCAACTGAATGGTATAAAGATAAAATTAGGGAGTTTGGTAAACCGGGAGCATTGGATTTAATTAGAGATGGTAAAAGGTCTGGAAGGCCATTTTATGGAAGATTAAATATGTTTTTCTATGATCCTAAACATAAGAAGAAACTTCCATATTATGATACATTTCCACTAGTGTTACCTATAGAAAGATATCCTGATGGATTTCTTGGTATAAACTTTCACTATTTACCAATACCGTTACGAATTAGACTTTTAGATAGCGTAGTAGATTTTTCTAACAACACAAAGTTTGATGAGACAACTATAATACAAGCTGATTATGCTAGATTAAAAAATATAAATTTAGTAAAACCAACACTACATAGATATTTGGCAGGACAAACAAAATCTGATTTTCGTAGAATAGATGCTGATGAGTTTACTGTTGCAACTTTGCTTCCAGTACAGAGATTTAAGAAGGCGTCTGCCAGAGAGGTTTGGAAAGATTCTAGGGGAATGCTTTAATGTCAAATTTTGTTGAAAATATAGCTTTTAGTGCGCTAGAAAACTTCATTGGTATTTCAATGTCAAGTAACTATGCGTTGCCTAGTCACTTTGAGGTGATTCTTTCACCACCCGCTAAATTTGGTGGTGGTGGCGCTTTAAACCAATTTTTTAATGACGCTAGAACAGGGTTTAATGGAAGAGAAGTATCTATGCGTTGCGAGAGCGTATCTATACCGGGAAGAAATCTCACTACAGCAACAGACTCAAATATCTACGGTCCTACAAGAGAAATAGTTGAAAATGTAAATTTTGCTGAAGATGTAACTTTAACATTTCAAGCCTCGCAAAACTTAAATGAAAGAGAATTTTTTGAAAGTTGGCAACAACAATCATTTAACGCAACAACTTTTGATGTAGGTTATTATTTTGATTATGTTGGAGTGATAGAAATTTATCTTCTTGATCAAAATGGAAGAAGACAATACGGGTGCCGACTAAATGAAGCTTTCCCCAAAACTATTGGCCAAGTAGATTTAAATGCGGCTCCTGCTACTGAAATCGTAAAGTTACCAATTAGTTTTGCTTTCAGAACATGGACTAATTTAGATAGAGATAGATCACCAGTTGAAAGAGTTGTGAATGATGTAATAGATGAAGCTACATTGGCTTTAAGAAGGAATATACCAGCATCAGTTAATCGTTTAATATAATATTATAAGGATGAAAAATTATGGCACTTCCAAAGTTGAATACCCCATTATATGAGCTTGAATTACCGTCAACAGGAGAAAAAATTAAATATAGACCTTTTCTTGTAAAAGAACAGAAAAATCTCATGATTGCTATGGAATCAGAAGAAGCAACACAAATGAAAGAATGTCTTGCTTCAATAATATCATCATGTACTTTTGCAAAGGTTGACCCATATCGTCTTCCAATGTTTGATATTGAATATTTGTTTTTAAGATTTAGAGGAAAATCAGTCGGAGAAAAGATTACGTTAAATCTTACCTGTCCAGATGATAACGAAACAACAGTTGAAACAGATATTAATTTAGAAGAAGTGGATGTGCAGTTACAAGCAGATCATACAAATATTATTCCTCTAACAGATACTGTAAAAATGATTATGAGATATCCTGATTTGAATGATATGGGTGAATTAGATGCTACTGAAGATGATAATGTAGAAGTAGAATCTATTTTCAAGATAATAAAAAGATGTGTTCATGAAATTCATGATGGAGATACAATACATAATAAAGTTGATATTTCTGATGGAGAATTAGAAGAGTTTATTGAAAATTTAACCACTGATGCATTTGATAAAGTTCAAACGTTTTTTGATACAATGCCAAAAGTGCGACATGTGGTAAAAGTAAAAAACCCCAAAACTAAAAAAACAGGAGAAGTTGTTATTGAGGGCATTCAAAATTTTTTCGCATAGCCCTTTCTCATGATTCAATTATAAATTATTACGAAACAAATTTTGCACTGATGCAACATCATAAATATAGTTTAACAGAATTAGAAGAAATGATGCCGTGGGAAAGGGAAATTTATATGGGGTTATTAATGAAATTTTTAGAAGAAGAAGAGCAACGAATAAAAGAAGAACAAGCTAAAATGAAAACATAAGGAGATATGCTGTGGTTCAAAAAAAATTACAAGCGGAATCACAATATAATGAATACGATTTGGATGGAGATGGTGTAGTGAGTGATAAAGAATTAGAAGTTGTCAGTAAAATGCATGAAACAGAAATGCAAGAGGAAAAGGCAGATGCCCAACGCAAAATGGCATGGATATCTTTGATTGCCATGGTTGTTTTTACTGCTGTAGTGTTTCTACCTATATTTCCCGATTCAAGAATCAAAGCTCTTGCTGATCTTTTTGGTCTATTCTATATCGGCATGGCGGGTGTAGTTGGTGCTTATATGGGCATGACGGCGTATATGAGCAAGAAGTAAAATGGCAGATAAAATAGAAATATCGCAAAATGAAACAAACACTCTTTTGAAGGGTGGATTTAAAGGCGTTATTGATCAATTAAAAGATAATCAAGAAGGTCAGGCTAGAATACAGAATACCATATCTGTACAAAATCAAAATTTAAGAACAAAAAAATCAGATGATGGTAGTAATGAAAGTGATACAAAAAGAGACAGTATATTACAAAGAATTGCAAAATCAGTTACTTCGACAGATAAGAAAACAACCAAAGATGATAAGGAGGGAAAATTTAGATCAAAGTTAAGAGAAATTCGTGAAGAGCCGTTTGAACATATGATGAAATCAAGTAGATTTATTGTCAAGGGTATGGGAAAACTTTTCGATAAAACAGGACTTACAAAAGGACTTAGTTTCTTGAAGACCGGAGCTAAAAGTGTTCTTATGGGTTCTCTTCTTCTTGCCTTTATTGCTTTTATTAATAGTCCATTTTTTGAAAAATTTTTACATTTTATTGCTGATACTATAATTCCCGCCATAGGAGATATGCTGGATTGGTTAGGAATTAATGAAAAAACTATCAAAAAAGGACTGTCAATGCTTTGGGAAGGAATGAAGAATATAGGTTTGTTTATTGGGAATACTGCCCGACTAATTACAGGAGACATGAATTTTGAAGAATATTTTAATTGTCATTGGGGTGCATTTCTAATTTCAGTGGGTTTACTACTAGCATTTTTTGGTACTAAATTGGTTGCTCCTATTACATTAGCACTGGCAATGGGTGGAATATTATGGAAACTTGGAAAGGCAGTAACGAATTTTTTTAGTCCAAAAGGTCCATTAGATAAAGCAGCAAACCAGATGAATGATCTATCTAAAAAACCAAGAAGCCATCTTGAAAGAATTACTGGTGGGACGAAGCCGCTAACCCAAAAGCAATTAACTCGATTACAAGCACAAAATCCAGACTTAGATATTAAAATGACGAAAGGGGGGTCATTAGATATAACAAAAGGTGGGAAAGCAGTTGGTGCCGAAAGGATTGGAAAAATTGGAGAAAAATTTCAAAAAAGTCGCTTTCAGCGTACACTCGGAAAGGGAAGTGGCATGGGTAAATGGTTAAGAAAATTTGGCATGGTTGGAGCAACGGCATTTGGAGTGTGGGAGCTATGGAATATTTTAAATTCAGAAGCAACGCCATCTGATAAAGCGACTGCCATTGGTGGTTTGATTGGTGGTTTGGGTGCTGGCGCACTCGGTTCTCTTATTGGTGGATTAGCAGGGTTTATACCGGGTCTTGCTGGTGGTCCTGCTGCTTTGATTACGGGATTCGCTGGCGCTATGACAGGTGGTGTTTTGGGATATAACGTTGGTCACGAAATTGCAACGGCATTGATGTCAACGTTGTTTAAAGGTGGAAATTTTATGGACCATCTACCAGAAGAAGGTCTTCTTAAAACATTTTCTAAGAGTGATAAGGGTAACGCTTTTATGACATCAGGTGGTCAGGCGGCGGCGAGGTCAAATGCAATTGTTACGGCTACGGGAAATATGGTAGCAACCAGTTCCAAGGGCAATACAACAAAAATGAGTGATTTCAGCACCGATATGCAAGCTGCAATTCGTAAAAGGGCTGGACAACTGTCGGGTGGTCTTGGCATGAGGAGAGGAGAAGGCGGGGAGAACTCTGTATTTGAGCAAAAAGTGATGATGATCTTAGAACAATTAGCTGATCTTCAAGCTGCCAATCTTACTGCTGAAAGACAAGGAAAGACAGCAGCGAAGATTTTGAACATTGATCAGTCAAGTGTTCAAAATCTTATGTCTGGCAACATAAAGACCCTAGATAGTACTTTGGCGCATTACGGTGGTTATTAAAAAAGCCCCCTTTCGGGGGCTTTCTCTCTACGCTTCAGCAGCGAGTTTTTCAAAGTAGCTTGTGCTATCTTCTTCATCATCGTCAACTGAAAGTGTCAGTTGCTCTTCCTTGGTCTTCACCACAGGGTCAGCATTAGTTGCCAAGTCGGGAGCGGTAGGTTCATCTTCCATCAAAGTCTCAACCGTGCTGGTAGCAGCAACAG